AACATTTCAGAGCAAAGACGAGCCGAGATAAAGAGTCAGTATGACCAGACATCGATTTGGTACAAAAGAGACATTCTAGGGTTAAGGTGTATAGCTGAGGGGCTTATATACAGGAATTTTGCAGACAATCCTAAAAGGCATATTTGGACGGATTCAATTCCTCGAATCATGAATATCTACATCGGAGTCGACTTTGGTGGAACAGGCTCTGCACATTCTTTCGTGGCAACAGGGATTACATCCGATTACAAGAATGTGATTAGTTTGCTATCGAAAAGGATTCCGTGTACAGATGCTGAGATACCACCCACGATGTTGGAATCGATGTTTTGTGACTTTGTTCGTGAAGTCATTAACCGATATGGTACCGTTACAGACATATTTTGTGACAATGCAGAACAAACACTCATTGCAGGTTTTAGACAGGCATTAAGGCAAAACGGATTTGGATGGATACGCATTCATAATGCACTGAAAGACGAGGTTAACAACAGAATCAACCTTACCGCTAGGCTGATGGCTCAAGGGCGGTTTTTTTATGTCGAAAACTTGAGCGAATCGTTGGTTCTAGCTTTGAGTACGTGCATCTGGGACCCAAAGGAAAAAACAAAGAACGTAAGACTTGATGATGGAACGAGCGACATAGACTCACTAGATAGCTTTGAGTATACAATCGAGCGTTTCGCAAAGAGCTTGATAGATTATTAGGAGGCAGTATATGTTTCACAGAATAATAGAGTGGATTAGAAAGGTTTTTAAGGAGCGTGTGGCGCAAGGAGAGGTCCTTAGCACGATTATTTTAGATGACAATACAATCGATTGCATAGAATTGTGGTCTGCGATGTATGAAGACAAAGCACCCTGGATAAAGGATGATGTGACAAGCACAGGCATTCCCTCTGCAGTGTCATCTGAGCTGGCGAGACTAGTTACGCTTGAGATGGAATCGGAGATTACGGGAAGCAAACGAGCTGATTTTCTGAATGTGGCATATAGAAAGGTTTTATCAGGGCTAAGGATTCAGACTGAGTATGCATGTGCGCTTGGGGGAATTATACTCAAGCCTTTTGTACAGGGTGATACAATATCCGTTGAGTTTATCCAAGCAGATAGATTTGTGCCTACTGGATTTAACGGTTCCGGACAGATAACCTCTTGTCAGTTTGTTGAACAGGTGGTTCGTGACGGTAAGATATACACGAGAGTCGAATCACATGATTTTGATGGAAAGTATTGCATTATTCAAAACAGAGCATATGATAGCAAGCAAAAGGGCGTGCTTGGTCATCAGATAAATTTGACTGATGTTCAGGAATGGGAGAACCTTGAAGAGCGCACGACAATTAAAAATGTGCCGGGTGTATTATTCTCATACTTCAAAATTCCACAGGCAAACAACAAGAATAGGCAAAGTCCATTCGGAGTATCTGTATATTCAAAAGCCGCTGAACTTATTAAGCAGGCAGATGAGCAATGGGCACGTATCATGTGGGAGTTTAAGGGTACAGAGCTAGCCGTAGATATGTCAGAGTCGCTGTTCAGAAAGGACAGTAACGGAAATACTATTTTGCCATCTGGCAAGGGGCGACTATTCCGTCAGTACAGCATAGATACGGGCATATCCGAAAAACCTTTTTATCAAATTTTTAGCCCTGAGATAAGAGACTCAAGCTTGTTTAATGGCTTTAATCAGATACTAAGACGCATTGAGTTCGCATGTGGTCTAGCGTATGGTACATTATCCGATGTCCAGGACGAGGACCGAACGGCTACAGAGGTTTTGTTTAGCAAACAGAGATCGTATTCATTCGTATCTCAGATTCAGGAGTCGCTACAGAACGCACTAGAGGATTTAATTAAGGCGATGGATGTATGGACGAGCCTATACAAGCTCGCGCCAGCAGGAACATACGATGTGTCGTTTAACTTCGATGATAGCCTGATTGTTGATAGCAAGACAGAAAATCAGCTGATGATGCAAGAGGCTACGTCCGGACTAATTCGAAAAGAAATCTATTTGATGAAAAGGTATGGCGTAACAGAGGACCAGGCAAAAGAGATGCTGCCTGAAACTGTGAGAACGCCTGAGGAAGAGTAATGCTTAGCCCTGAATACTTGGCACAGTGCACATCCTATCTGCTAGGGATGATGGACTTGGTTAATGAGCAGCTTGTTGCAGATATTGCGAGACGAATCGTTAAGACGGGAGCGTTGACCGAAAGTGCACAGTTTGAGGCGGAGAAACTAACGCAGCAAAACATACTATATAAAGATATTGTTAATAGCATATCTAAGGTATCGGGCTTGACGGAAGCGGAAATTGCTAGAGTCTTCGAAGAGGCTAATTTTGAGAATATGGAAAGCGAGAACCTCAGAGCTGCAATAGCAGGAAAGACGCCTATAGATCATGCGTCAAATGTTGCAATGGGTAACTTGCTATCATCTCATATAAGAAAGACTAAAGGAGTGGTTAAGAATCTTACAAGGACCACTGCTAGTCAAGGACAAAACGCCTTTATTAACGCCGTTAATCTTGCTAATATGCAGGTAAGTTCGGGTGCTTTTACTTATGATTTTGCTATTAAAAATGCAATCAAACAGGTTGCTAAATCAGGACTTACTGTACAATACCCTACAGGGCACACCGACAAGCTTGATGTTGCAGTACGCAGGGCAGTGCTCACCGGAGTAAATCAATCTTCTGCCGAACTCAACATGTTATACTGCGACGAAATAGGTACGGATTTAGTAGAAGTTACCGCACATTCTGGAGCGAGACCGTCACATGCGGATTGGCAAGGTGGGGTATACAGTCTTAGTGGGAAAAGTAAAGGGTATGGTTCTTTTTATGATATTACGGGCTATGGTACGGGCGAAGGACTTTGTGGGTGGAACTGCAGACACAGTTTTTACGCCTATTACGAAGGGACTGAGAGAACATACTCGAAGGAATACCTAGATAGTTTGGATAGCAAAACCTATGAATATGGTGGCGAGACATATACCAATTACGAAGCAGGACAGAAGCAGAGATCATACGAAAGAGCAATTCGAGCAGAAAAGAGGTATCTAGCTGGCTTAAATTCTGCTTACAACGAAGCAAAAGATGATACCTTAATACAGAGTCTAAAATACGAGATGGAGAGCTCTGCGGTTAATTTAAAGCGCAAAGAAGCGGAGCTGAAACATTTCTGCAAGGCTACAGATAGGCGCATTGATACAACTAGAACTCAAGTTCATGCCGTAAAGGATGCATCCGGTAAGATTGTAGGATTTGATAGAAGTTCTGCGCAAAGGGCAAGGAATGTAGCAATTAAGCACCATTTAGATTGGTTAAAGTCAATCGGTGCTGAAAGCAGCGAATTAAAAGTGCTTGACAAATACTATGATGCAAAATATAATAATTCTCCTGCCTACAAGAATTTAATAAATTATAGATTTTTAGTAAGTAAAGGAGAAATAAGCCCATTACTAAGTTATAAAGTGTATGATGCATATAGTAGAGCAGTGCAAAATAATTTGGTGGGGGTGCAAACTCCGTTGGGGTTGCAGATAGAAGGATATACATCTCATTTTGTCAGTAGAGTGATTGGGCATTCGGCACTAAACCGGAAATACAATAGACCCGGCGTTTCTATAGAAGATTTACTTGATTGTTTGAAAGCGGGAAGAGTAGGAAAAGAACAAGTAAACAAAGCGGGAGAGCGTAGCATTCTTTTGAAAAATGATAAATGCAATATATCAATTAATCCGGATACAAAAACATTGATTCAATGCAACCCAAGAAAACTCGTTAAAAGATAGGAGACAAATGTATGGAAAGTGTTTGGAAATATAAAGCAGAAGATTTTAAGTATCTACAAAAATATTTTGATGTTGACTTTTTGAATAGCGACGCGAATATTCTAGACGCACTATATGAAAAAATAATTGAAGTGGGTTTTGATGATAAGTTAGAATTTTACAATGATGAGGGTAAAAAGCTCCAGGAAATATATGACAATATTTACTATATGAATTAGAAAGGAGTACCCCATGCCAAAGGATGATTATTTCAGAATAGTATTTGAAATCTTAAAGGACCTGTATGTAGCAAAGAAGAAGGCTGAACCGGTCAGTCTGATTGAAATTAGTGCAGATAATCTAAAAATACCGCAAGGATATAGAGATACAATATTATCCGAAATGCTTGAAGCCGGATACGTAAAAGGCTTTAGAGTAAAGGAGTATATTAACGGAATTCAAATCATGGACTTAGAGGATATAGACATCACGCCTGTGGGCATTGAGTATCTGAAAGAAAACGGGATGATGAAAAAGGTAATGGAGTATCTTAAAACCATCGGCGAATTTATCCCAATGATATAAACACACTCAGGCAGGGTGTGTTTTTTAGTTGTATTGCTTTAGCAGTGGTTCATCGAACGATAGAGAGATGAATAACAAACCACCGGCTTAGCCGGTGGTTATGATTTAACAAATAACGATACTTAAGGCAGCTATATAGCTGTCTTTTGTTATACAAAAAATTAGCTTAGTACAGAGCGTAATCATGTACACGGAGGAGAAGCAACCTCGTATAAAAGCGTACCGAGAAAGGAAAGCATCATGAAAAGAGAAGTTATTGAAAATCTCCTTAAAGGACTAGGAGTAGCAGAGGATAAGGTCAAGGAGGCTGTTGATACTATCATGACCGAAAATGGTAATGATATCGAAAGATATAAAACCTCAGAGACTAACCTTAAATCGCTGCTTAAAACTGCGAACGAAACACTTGAGAAGTTTAAGGATGTCGACATCGATGGGCTTAAAGGTGAAGTGCAAAAGTACAAGGATGCAGCTGCCGAGGCAGAGTCAAATAGCAAAGCCGAAATCGAAAGGCTGCAATTTGGATATGCTCTTGACGGAGCGCTTAGAACTGCAGGTGCAAAGAACAGCAAAGCAGTAAGAGCACTACTTGATGAGGCGGGACTTAAGCTTAATGGCGACAGCATTGTCGGTCTTGATGAGCAGCTAAAAACCATCAGAGAGAATAATGATTATCTCTTTAATGATGACACACAGCCGGTTATCGTTAGATCCACTCCAGGAGCAACTGGTGGAACAGGGTCTGATGATAAGAACAAAGAAGTTAACACAGCAATAAGGAATCTTTTAGGAAAGGAATAATATTATGGCAAACGTAAACGTAGTAACAAGAGAAAAAGTTGAAGCTCTAATCAGGGAGCAGGTGACTCCAGCAATTTTTCAGGACACTCCAAAGGAATCAGTTGTTTTGAGCCTTGGCAAGAAGCTGCCAAACATGAGCTCAAAGACAACAAGAATTAGAGTTACCGACATTCTTCCAATGGCTTATTGGGTAGATGGGGACACAGGAATGAAGCAGACAAGCGATATGGCGTGGGATAATGTGTATCTTACAGCAGGGGAACTCGCAGTCATCGTTCCGATACCTGAAGCGGTGCTTGATGATGCAGAGTTTGACATTATCGGCGAGATCAAGCCTAGAGTAATCGAGGCAATCGGACAGAAGGTTGATAGCGCAATCCTGTTCGGCGTGAATAGACCAAGAGAGTGGCAGAATGACGTGATTACAATGGCAAGACAGGCAGGCAACAACGTCGCTCCTGGTTCAAAAGATATGTTCACTCTAATCATGGACGAGGGTGGTGTGCTAAACAAGATCGAGGAGGACGGATATGTTCACTCTGGAGCTATCGCATCAACAGGAATGAAGGCAAAGCTCAGAGGGCTTAAGGGTACAGACGGACACCCAATCTTCATGTCAACATTGCAGGGGGCTACATCATACGGCCTTGACGGAGCGCCTTTGTACT